GCTTTAGCTATAGCTGTTGTTAAATCTACACCACCTCCTGTTACTTTCATTTCTAAAGCACCACTAGATGTAATAGCTTGTTGGCAGTAAATACTTACCTCGTTAACTATTGCATTTTCTGGCAACTTTGTTGTTGTTGCCAAAGTTTGTGCACCAGTTCCATCAAAGTCAGAAAACTTGGCAGTTGCACCTGCATAGTATTTTTTTAAATTTAGTCCCATGATTCAAATTGTTTTAATTGTTAATATTTAAGTTATTTGTTGTTTTATATTCTTTTAAAAATGTTTTTATTTGCTCTTGCTATTTTTCTTTTAGGTTTTTGAGCTGGAGCATCTTCAACAGGTGCTGCAGAACCTCTATTGCTTTGTGCAGTTTTTAACTTTCTTACAGTTTTTTCAACTGCTACAGTTTCACCTTTCTTCATTACTTGTGCTTTGTATCCTGCTGGATCTGCTAACAACCATAATGCTTCTGATACTAAGTTATAGTTTGGTTCAACAAACTGATACTTTTCTAATAGGTGACCTAAAAGATTTGTATTTTGTCCACTAATAGATGGATATGCTGGATTAACTAATCCGTTGTAAAGTAATGACTGAACTTTTTTGTCTACTTTAATATCTCCAACTTTACCGTCTTTTAGTGTATTATATACATTTGCCATATAATTTTGAGATGCTTGCTCTTGTTGCTTTCTCTTCATATCTTGTTCTTGAAGTTTTCTTGCTACAACTTGTTCTTGCATCTTATCTAATTTTGGTTTAAACTTAGATGCTTGTTGTTCAAGCTTTCCTAAATCTTTCCAAACTTCTATTTCTTCAGAAATTTCTTCTTGTGTACCATAACCTGTAGCACCAAGATATTCTCTAATAATATGTTCTTGATCTTTTTCTGATTTAAGACTTAAATCTCTAGTTTCTTCAACTATAGATAAAGCTTTAAACATACCTTTAAGATCTGTTCCTCCATCTGCAACATATCTTGCTGCAATCTGAAGTTCTTGTGGTAAACTTTCAAAGAACTGTTTTGGAGTTTCTCTTCTTACTGCGTTTGCTCTTTCATCTAAATTAGCTTGAATTAATTCTTGCCAATCTTTTGCAGTATAGTCTTCCAAATCTTTATCATCATCAAAAGCTAAAAATTTATCTTCTTCTATAAGTTTTCTAAATACATCAGAAACTCCATTAATAGCTTTTCTTCCTCTTTTTTTAGTTTCAGTGGTATTAGCCTCTTCAACTTCTTCTTCAACATTATCTCCTAAGATTTCATCAATTTGCTCTTTAGATACTGTTTTAGTTTCTTTTTTTTCTTCTTCTTCTACTTTTTCTGTAGTTTCAGATTTTGTTTCTTCTGTAGTTTCTTCTTTTGTTGGAGTATCAATAAATGATAAATCAACATCTTGTTTTCTACTAAATACATTAGGTTTTTTTGTTTCTTCTTCTGGGAGTGTAATGGATTCTGCTCCTGGTGCTCCGTTAAAGATTTCATCAAGATTAACCTCAACTTTTTCTACTTTGGTTTCAATTGTTTTTGTTTCGTCTGACATAATATTTTTGGTTTTATTTGGTTTATATTACTGTGTTACATATACAATATAAGAAAGTTTTTTTGAATAAACCTTAAAAATTTTAAATACGGGTAAGATTTTTTGTAGTATATAGCTATCTTTATTTCTTCTTCTTCTTTTCAGTCTTTTCTTCCGTTTTTCCTACATCATATTTATTTTTATTTTCCCTTGCAATTTCAAGATTTGTGTTAGCAATTTCACGTTGAGTAGCTAATTTTTCTTTCTCTACGTTTAGTTTAGAATTTTCATAAGAACTCTTTCTTGCTGACTCTTCTCTTTTAAAATCCATTTGCTCTCTATATTGATCTCTATTTTCCATATCTTGCATTGCATCACGGAAATCACTTTGCTGATTTTGGTTAATATCAGTTTGTGCACCATAACCAGCAGCTCTAATTTCAGCAACCATAAGATCATTCTTACGTTCTTCAGCATTTTGTTCAGCTTGGAAATCACGTTCAGCTTGTTTTTCTTTAGCTTGAGCTTGCAATTGTTGCTCTTGCATTTGTTGTTGTTGTTGCATTTGAGCTTGTTTCTGCGCTTGTTCTTTTTCTTCTGCAGACTTAAGAACATTAGAAACTTCTGAAATTGAATCAGCTTTAATAATATTACCAAGATCAAAAATGCTTGCTCCTGTAGTATTATTTGTAAGTGCCATTTGTTTTAATTGCTCAAGTATTTGTCTATGATTTGTTTTAGTTGTACAGAATATATTAAAATCTCTCATTAATAACTCAGTACCATTTATCTGAAAGTTTACTTTTTCTGCTTCACTTGAGATGTAATTTAATCTTACACTTGGCATTTTACTGTGATAGAACTGTGATAAGTCTGTTCTCATTTGATGTACACGTGGCATTAAATTATCAGAGTGTTGTATAAAATACATTTCTGTTTGTGAATAAGAAGCTTGTACAGCTTGTTGCACACCAGTTGCAGTTTGTCTTGCAACTTCTTGACCTAGTCTTTGTGGATTAACACCAATAGCATCAAAAGCTTGTTGCTTAAAATGATTAGCTAATTGTATTCTTGACATTAATCTTCCTGACTGTTCAAGATTTAAAGTTTGGTAGTGATTAAAGTTTGTAGCATTTTCTGTATTAGTTATAGAAGTATCTAACGGTAACATACCAAAGTCCTTCATAGCTACATATGCTTTTGCCATATTATTTTTACCCCAGTCTTCACCCATTGAGTGACGTGGTAATGCATTTTGATCAAACATAATTACAGTTCCTAGTTCATCTACTAGTATATCTGCAATTTGATTATTAACCATATTATATCCAACTTGATATGGTTTCATTAAATCTACTAAAGATGTAGATCTTGTATTTCTATCTGAGAATACTCTACCTTCAATTGGTAGTTTTACTCCGTATAAATTATTATCACCTTTAAATTGAAACTGAACTTTATTTATTCCTAAGTATATAGGATCAAAGTCTGCACTTGTTTCAGTTCTCCATGAGTTAGGTAAATTTCTTCCTATTTTAACTCCACCCCATACTTCATTAATCCATATCCAATCTACGTGCTCCCCTTCCATAAGATTTTCTTTGGTCTTGCTTTTAAATAGGTTTGTATTATAGATAGGTTTATGTGTTGTTTTAAAGTTTTCATCAATTATCAATTGTTCAACTTCTCCATCTGGATGTACTCTAGTTAAGTGTCCAACTTTTCTTTGTGTCTTCCAATAGATAGTAGAAACTCTTAACATATCTGTTGTACCCCAAGCACTAAGATCTTCTCCTTCACTTAATATTTGACTTACTATATCTCCTCCACCTCCTGGGTTAGTAGCCCAATTAGTCATAAACTGTCTGTACGCTAAAGAAGGTGCATTAGTATTCCACTTATGAGATTTAGTAGCATCATAAAAAGAACCATCATTTTGCACAGGATAGTTCATATAAATAGCTGATTTAGCAGGATGAATAGCTTCTAATGACTCTAATTGTTTTTTTGACATCAAGTATCCATAACAATCTATAACATCTGAAATGGTCATCATTTCACATTTACCTGCATAGTTAGAATCTGATATATATCTTGTGTCTGGAGATTTTTGATAGAACGTTAATACTGGATTCCATAGTTCAACTTCATAATCATCTTCCATCATACGGAAATGCCAAAACTCTCTATCAGATATAAGCATATCACGGAATGCTCTTTCTTCTAATTCTTGCATTTTAAATCTCTCTTCATCAACTTTCATTTGATGATGAGCCCATTCTTCTACCATGCTTCTGTAATCTTTTGCAAAAAATTGTTCTATTTCTGGTAATGATTTTAATCTTTCTGGTGCTAATTGTTCTTTTGCATCTTCACCCATAGGATCAACTCCCATGCTAATTAATTGAGTTGTTATCTTTGCTTGAGCATCAGCTAATAAATTTTCTTCTATTAGCTTTCTTTTTTCTTCCATCATTTCATTGTATGAAAGATCATCTACTGCTCTAAATTGTACTCTTGAAAATCTTTTAGAAAATTCTCCTGATAGAACATTAATAACATTTGGTATAATTGGATAAAACTTTAGTTCTAAAGCAGACTCATCTTCTTTAGTAAGTACATCCATTAACTCTTTATATTGATTATCTTCTTCTACAATGTAATCTGATTTATCAATAATCCCTTTTGCAAGTTTATAATTCTTTAAAAGTTTTCTTGAATTTCTTCTTAAAAAATTCATACCTTGCTCCTCTAACCAATCTAGATTCCATGCTGCCCAATCTGCATTTTTCTTTTTTGCAGATAAAAATTGAATAGGTTGAGTTAAGCTTGACGTAGCAGGATACTTAGACTGTTTAGCCTTAGCACCTTTCTTTAGTTGAAGAGCATTAAATACTTGCATATTATTTTATAGTATATATTACAGGAATATCCCCATAAGTAGTTGTTGTTGTCCAATAATTTTTCATCTTATATTTTTAAAAGGTGATTTTTTAAATTTATTACTACTTGACATTCTCTTATTCCTTCCTAAATTCTTAAAAGGGTTCATAGATAATTTATATAAATTTTGTGAATTATCCAAGTTATTTGAGGACTTATCTCTTTCTCTACGTTTTAAATACCCTCTATTTGACTGTTGAACCTTTGCAAATGCAACTAATGCAGAAAATGCTACTAATCTATCCACGTTAAGTCCTGGATAATATTGTGACATTTCTGTTAACAACATAGGATCAGGAATTCTTTCTATTCCAAATGTCTGTTTTATTACTTCTCCGTTATCATCTATATCTTCATCAATAGCTTCTCTTATGTATTCTATTGCATAAGATATTAAATGATTCTTAAATAATGTGCCTGTATTTTTCCAACCATATTCTTGATATACAGTTCTGTTTGAACCTAGATCTTTTAAGAATAATACTTGTTGTTTAGGTACAAGATATTTTTGTTTTCTTTTAGCAATCATATGTTGTATAAATAAAGATATATTGTTCTCAACAATAGTCCAGGCTTTATACCATTCTATGATCATTTCTAATCTTTCATGAGTTTTGTTTATATCATCAAATCTTCCACACCATGATGCAACAATTTTATCTTTTTCAATAAATGTTTCTTGACCATCTGGTGTATCTCTTGTTATTTCAACAGGATTTTTATAAACAAAAATACTACACAAAGAATCTGATGTAGTTGTTTTACCTTCTGATACAGGGTCAATAGATGCATAGTATGTTCCAAAATCAGGATTATCTACAGGTCTTTCCCAAACAACAATAGATCCTGTTTTATCTTCCATTTTCTTTTTAACTGGAAAGTGTGATATAGGTAATTTTTTTGTTCTTGTTGCAACTATTCCTGTTTGATCTCTTTCAAGTTTAATAAACTCATAAGGATATTTTTTATCTTCTATATTTTTTAATTGTCTTGCTATTAAGTTTTGAGGAAATACTGCTTCTTGTCTATAAGCAAATGCTTCTGCTATATTTATAGGTTTTTGTGATATACGTAACTGATATTGTTCAGGTGCTAAATCTTTTTGCCATTGAGCTCTTTCTTCTTCTATTGCTTTTAATGATTCTTTTATTAGAGAATTACCGTATTTATCAATATGAGGAGGCATAGACCATTGTTCTGGTATAAATAGACCTGCAATACCAATAGTACCTTTATCATCCATTAGATCTGTTTCTACAGCATATATATCATTTGATTGAGGATTAAGTATAAATTCTTTTAATGGATTACATTGATCAAGATCACCCACAGATCCAGCTGCTATAAACATACCTGTAGTCATCATACCAGATGACATTGCAGGTCTAATATATTCATAAGTCTGATCCATCTTAGGTGCAATACCTGCTTCTTCATGAAAAAAGAATGTACAAGGTCCACCTACACCAGTTGTAGGATTTTTTTCAAATGATGCTCCTTGTATTTTAGACATAAGACCTTTGTTAGTTTTTCTATTATTAATTCTAACTTCAATCTTTTGTTCCCACAATAATACTTTTTCTGGAGTACATGGTCTATACCATGCAGTGTGTTCATTAAGAAATGTTTTATATTCATCTAAAAAT